CGTTACTGGCACAACAGCAGGAACTTCTGGAACTATTTGCGTGGGCGGTTGCGCTTCGGGTGCCACTGGAGCAACAGCAGGCACTTCCGGAACTATTTGCGTGGGCGGTTGCGCTTCGGGTACCACTGGCGTAACAGCAGGCACAACAGAAGGCGTTTCAGGAACTATTTGCGTAGGCGGTTGCGCTTCGGGTACCACTGGCGTAACAGCAGGCACAACAGCAGGCACTTCCGGAACTATTTGCGTGGGCGGTTGCGCTTCCGGTACCACTTCAGGCGCCACTGGTGCCACTGGCACAACAGCAGGTGTAGTTATAGGTTCAATAGGTTCACCATCTGAATTATTATAATTATAAAAATTTAATTCGCATGTCAATAAAGGAAAATCTTCTAAATTATATTCATTAATTTCAAAAGATGTCAGTCCATTAATTACGCATGAAAAAGAATATGTTTCATCAGGATTTAGTATAGTATTTAATGTTAATAAATTATCTACATATATAACTGGATATTCAACGTGCATAACATTATTATTTGTAGTTTTAAGAGTGATTTCTTTAATAATCTTATTGTCTGTATTATTTTTAATTATGAGTATGTAATTTAATACATTTCTGCCGAGATTCCATTGTGGTTTATATTTCCAACTTAATTCTAATTCCATTTTTATATATTTAAAGAACTTATTTTTGATTTTTAAACTACAAAATTAAACAATGAAAAAATATAATAAAATATTTTCCAATAATGAGTGCCCACCGCAATTAAAATGACAAAAAATGTAAGAGAAAACAGAAAAATTTGAAAGCAAAATAAACTTATAACAAAACAATACCATGTTAAAATTCTTCTACAAACCACGTAAAAAAGACGAAGATAATAACTCCGATTTTGAAGACGCCAATGACGCTGCTAATTCAGATGTAGAAGATACCGAAGAAGATAATCCACTTGACATATTTTCTCAACCATTTGCTGTTCAAACATGGGGTACCGATACTCAAGTTTCATACCATTTCTTGTCAATTCGTGATGTAGCTCCTCATCTTTCATCATGGTGTTTTAATCGTAAAATGGATGAAGATCATAAAAATACCATTAAAACAAATCTACTTACCAATGAAAACCCTCATTTGATGGGGTCTATTCAAATTGTGCGTGACAAATCAATGAAGTGTCGCGTTTTAAATGGCCAACATAGGCTTGCAGCAATTCAAGAAATCATCAAAGATGACTTCAATATGGAATTTCAGATGAATGTAATGTTTGAAGTCTATGATGTAAATATTGAAGATATTGATGACGTCAGCAATATCAATGCACATGATACTATCGCTTATATTTTCAAAATCGCCAATAACAGTTTAAATATGAAGCCAGAACAAGATCACGATATATTTTGTAAACAAATAATGATAGCTATGATGAATGATTCACTTCTTAAAAAAGGAATTATGGATAAAACTTCTGGTAACGTTTATCGCCCGCGCATTAGTGCAAAACTTTTGTATGAATTATTTAAAACATACTTACCAACTGAATGCTTGGATTTAGATATTCCAGAAATTATTATGCGTATTAAAAAGATAAATGTCAAAATATCTACTATGCCATTTATAGAGTTATATGGTCGCCATACGCCTGCACAACAAAAAATAAGTCAATTTGAAAAAGCTAAGAAACTTGGATTTTATTTGTATCTGGAATCTAAAATGACACCAGATATATGGATTGAATTGTTGAATAAATCATAAAAATTTGAAAATTATTTTATCTCTTTTTATTTTATAAAAATGTGTCCCGCCATTAATGATATCCGCCGCGAAAATGAAGACAAAGACCAAGATACAGAGTCTGATCCTGAAACATTTACAGAATCTGAACCAAGCGAGGAAGAAGAAGAAGAAAATATATGTATTCGTGCCAAATGGTCAATGGATGATGCATCTACTATTGATGAAGCTGTTATAAAGTTAAATGAATTTATCGAATATTTAAAGTCATTAAAAAATGATGGTTGGGAACTGCGCGAGCCAATTCAAGACGATTATGGATTTCTATACAAAACCTGAACAGATCTAGTCGAATCAAATCACAAACTTTATATCTTTTTATTTTCGCGTCTTAAGACTATGATTCCAGGAATCTATTACTTCATTATTTTTCTGAGATATTTTTACTTTACTTAAGTTATCTAGATAATGAGAAATAAGATCTTTAGTACGCTTAGCTGCGGTAGTAATTTTTCCTGTTCGAGAAATATCTGTAGTATGATTTCCATATATTTTATTATATATATATAAACTCTTTTTATTATCAAGATTGACAATTTCTAACGTAAGAGGAGTTAATTTAGATTCTTTAGTCGGAATCAAAGTAAATTCATAAGTATTTATTTCGTCATAATTCGGGTTATTATCATTACCTTTTACAACTTTATTAACTATAGTTTTAAGATAATCTGTTAAAAATTGTCCATCTATTTTTCCTGTATTTTGAAGTAAGCTATTATATTTTTTTGTAGTACTCCGAATAGCTCTATTTGTTGCAGGATATTGATTTAAAATAACTCTTTTTACATCTTCTGGAACATCATCAAATTGTGTTGATGTCTTTTCTGACATAGGCGAAGTCTTTTTTGATGAGCTAGCAGACTTAGAAGGAGAAATATTTAATTTTATAGATGAAACTGATTTAGGTGAATTTTTATTACTCATTCTATAATTATTTTATATTTACTTATATATTATTTTAAGCTTTAATTAGTTATGCATACTATTTTATATAAACGCATGTTTATTTCGATTTTTTAGAATTCGCAACCAAGCTTTTATTCCATTCTTTTATTATTACATTCTGTTGTAGATACTTTCTTACTCATAGTTATATATTTAACCATCAGAAATTTTAAAATAAATAAATAAATAAATAGATAAATGAGTAAAAAAGACAATCTTATTTATTTTACAGTCGGCGGTCATCCAGATTACATCGATTTGTTAAAATTTTGTTTGGAAACATTACATGCAAATTGTGATATGACAAACGCATTTATTATGGTGATGTGTGATGAAAAATATTTACCCTATGTAAATAAATTGAAAGAAACCAATCAAATAGACGATATCATGGTAACTGCAGATAATAAAGATCATATAGAAACATCTATGAAAAAAGTAAGAATATTTGAATATTCACGTATATGGGAGTTTGATAAAGTATTGTTTTTAGATTGTGATATTATTATATTAAAAGACATTGTTGCAAATTTGATGCCGCATATTGAAGATGAAGAAAAATTATATGTATTTACAGAGACTACAATACATACATTTCAATTTCATAGTTTTATGGATTATACAGATGAACAATTACAATTCTTCAAAGATAATAATATTGAAGCATTTAATTGTGGACAATTTGCATTTAGAGTGACTGAACCCATATATCATTTATTTTCAAAAGTATGTGATATAATGAATGAACGCAAGGTAAATTATTTTTATGAACAATCGCATATGAATTACATATTTAATCTAGCAAATGCTACTATACCATTGTTAAATGATTATTTTGAATTGGTAAATATAGTTAATACACATAAAAGTAATCAAACTGCAATACATTTTGCCTATGGCAATGTTCCATTCACTTTTAAATTAGAAAAAATGAAATTAGCATACAAAAATAGAGAAAATCTAGATATTCGCGACTATGCTTTTCCAAAAAATCATACTCCTGTAAATAAATTAGTAAATAAATTTAGATTAAATAGATTTTTTTAAAATTATAAATTAGCATATAAAGGATTTTTCTAAAATGAAAACTATATAAGAATAAGATAAAACATATATATATCTAATAATAGATCACCAAGCGTGTATGCCCGAGCGGTTTAAGGGGGTCGATTTAAGCTCGACTATCGTGAGATGCGCAGGTTCGAATCCTGCTACACGCATATAAACTTATTATTTTTATATATCATAAGAAAACTGTATGTCTTCTTATTTTTATAAAATTTTATTCTTTATCCATTATTCATCAGATGATCCAGAAATGTAATCGTCTCCAGAACAGACTGTTTGATATCGTTTTCAGCACGTTCACTTTTCTTGATGTCTTCAATAATAAGATTGATATATTTGATGAGAAATTCGATATCTTCTGCAGAAATATCAGAAGTTATATCTGTCTGCTTAAGATTATTGATAATCTCATAAAGCATATTGATACCATAACGATATTTATCTCTGCCAACAATATTCAGCAGAGTTTCCATACGACGTTTGATAATAAACGCATCCATAACAGGGAGAGTGCAATGGTTGTAGAGCATTTTGATAGATAGTAGGGCTACATATAAGATATGATGAAAAGTATCAAATTTTTATTTAAACAGGTGTAAATTTGGAGATTTTTATAAAAATCTCAATATATAATAAGCATATATTATGGGATTATCGAATGAATATATAATAAATATATTAAAAAAAAAAGTAGAGAATGAAATGACTCGTAATACATATATTACTAAATTAAATACATTAACCACTAAATTTTCTAAATCTATTTATGAAATATTAAAAGATCCAGAAATATATTATCCAAAAATTAAAGATTTATATCCATCTTCAGCTACACAGAAGAATTTTGTCACGATGATATTAGCTATTTTTAAAGTGGTAGATGAATTGAATATTAAAAAGAGGAAAGCACATCAATCTTGGAAAGATATTCATGAAAAGTTAAGGGAACAAGAGAATATTCATTATAAAAAGAATCAACCATCTAATAAGCAATTAGAAAATTATTTATCATTTAATGAAATTCAAGAAAAATATGATGCATTAAAGAAATCTCAACATCAGCATGCAACTAAAAAGGATTCATTAGAATATTTGTTATTAAGTATTTCTTTATATCTGCGACCTAAGCGTGCAGATTATGGTAATATTTCTATTATATATCCGAATATGAAAACATCGCCATCAAAAAATTATATGTATATAAATGGTAAATATGAATCTTTCTTAATGTTAAAAGAGTATAAGACATCAAAAACATATGAAAAGATTAAAGAAAAGATTCCAGAGCCGCTATATGAAGATATTATAGAATCATTAAAACAGCATCCGCGAACCTATTTATTTACAGATCGTAATAATCTACCGTATCTTAAAAAAGGATCATATTCAACTTATGTATTGCGTGCATTTGAGCATTTATTTAATAAGAAAGTAGGAGTAACTATGTTAAGGCATATATATATTCGTGAAAAGTTAGATTTCAATGGTATGACACAAGAAGAATTAGAAAAAGAAGCTATATTAATGGGACATTCACCCGAAGTTCAGCGTAGATATAGATGGGTATTGCGAGAAAATGAGCAAGAAAAGTGTGAATGTAGAGTAGTTACGAAGTAATACGAAGTAATCATATAAAAAATAAATGAATGAATCTATATATGAATGAAATAAGTAAATATTATGATGGTGAATTGGTGGAATATATTATAGCAAAATATAAAGAAAATATATATGAAATTCCATGGCATAGAATTAAAATAGCCTTGGATAAAATAAAGAAACGTCAAGAGAATTATAGTGGCATTATTTCTATGGAAATATGCAAATATTATCAAAGTGATTATCTGTTTATTATTGATGAAATTATGAGAACTTCTAAACCAAGATAACTGAAGCCCCGACGGGCCCGCAAACGTGTTTTCCCAGGAATCGTCTTATTTCTTATCTAATTTGCGTGCATCAGAAAGTAGTATTTTTTCTTTTTTATACGTAATATATTTTTTCTTATTTATTACTGTAATATTACGCAATCGCCCTAAGATTCTTATTTTATTAAGGGAACCGCCATTCGATTTAGAAACAATTGGGTTATAAAATAGAGGAATAGTATTAAAAATAGAGGTTATTCTTTCGGACCATTTATTTTCATCTAAATCTTTTAAAGGTGTATTATCTTTAATATCTGTATCTTTATATGTTTTATTAAAATTTTTTAATAAATAACTTAAGTTATTAAGTTCATTTGTAGAGTCTTTATTGTTTTTTCTATTACTATTAATTATATTACTTACTTTTCTAAGTTCGTTTACTTCATCATATAAAGGCTTCACTAATTTAAATGAATTTGAATTTAAGTTATATATATCAGTAAAATATAGTATTATTGCATCGCACATTCTTTCTAGATATTTTGCTACTCTTAGTAATTTTATTTGAATATCTAATTTAAAACAGGATGGTTCGTGATACAAATTTTCTAATATAAATCCATAATTATCTAGCATGGAATCTATATATAAGTTATATTTTAAGTCTGTTTTTTTTGCAACAATATGTAAAAAAGCACCGACACTTCTATAAGTTTCTCTTTCATATATTTTAGCTCTTGAGAAACTATTTATATCTATTTTTAAATTTAAATTTTTATATGATTCTGCAACGCTATTTACATATTTTTTTGACATACTGTTCTGTAAAGTATTGTTTGTACGTTTAGATTGTTCTTGCTCTTTAATAACTTTTAAAGTATCATTATATAGTTTTCTAAATGGATGTGTTTCATTATAAAGATTTATTAAGTTTTCTAATGTATTATTTTGAATAATTTCTGCAGCTCTATAAAACGCCCACCTTCGTTGTTTATTTGTATCATAGTTATTATTTATCACACATGTATCTTTCGAACAATTATTAATTTTGCATTTTGAATTATTGCATTCTTTACTATATAAATTTGTAGCATAAAAATGCATATCGAATAAGTCTTCATAAGGTGTAGTAAATTTGTTATAATGAAATGTATTAATTTTATCATACAATGATCTAATATTATTAATAATTTCGTCAATATTTGTTGGAGTAAATGTAAAGTAAAAATTCATATCTATATCCGATGCCGCACTAATATTTTCAGTTGTACCTACGCCTTCTAGTTTACACGATGAGTCTATAGGACATGACGCAGTATTAACGCAGCATATAATTTTAGTTTGATTAGTTCCTTCAATATGTTTTTTTAAATCTTTAACATAGTTTAATCTGAATGCATTTATTGCTATTTTTTGTTCATCAGTGCCTAATCCATTTAAATTTTCCCATGTTAATTTAATATATTTTTTATCACTTACTACTTTAACATCTTCACATTGTGATTTTATAACTGCTTCATTTTCTTGAGATGCAGTTCTTGCATTTGTTAATAAACTTGCCTTACTTTTATCTAATAAAAAATATAAAGTAACTGGTTTAGATTTAGATGCATTCGAGTTATATTGTGAAAACGCATTGTTATCTATAATAAATAAATGATTAGGTGATTGCATTCTTTACTTTATAGTAATATAAATAATTGCCCCGACGGGGCCCGCCATCATGTTTTCTCCAGGAATTCCTGGAGAATCTCCATAAAATCATCATAATACATCGACCCTATAAACAGTCATAGATCCTACTCACCAGCCCTACATAGGATCTACGACACCCTAGGTATCTCCCGTCCGAGATCTTAAGATCTCGGACGGGAGCCATAATAGACCTAGGTAGGATCTACGACGGTGTAGATCTACGGCAAGCCTAGATATCAAGACCATAAATTGTATGGAGATTATATGCATATTCCCAGGAATTCCTGGGAAAAACAGGGTCGGCGGGCCCGTCGGGGCTTTTTCTTAAGCACTTAAGAAAAATATAATTTATATATAAAGAATGCAGAGATTACAAAAAACAAAACAAGCTCGCTTATTAAATGTAGATACATATAAACTAAGTTGTGAAAACAATGAACTCATTGGAAAGAAATCTCTTAAATCAGCAGATGAATCCGATGATTTTGTTCATGTGATTCAATCTGTTTTAACTAAATATAATGCATCAGTTGTTGTTAAAATACATGAAGAAAGGGACAAAATTTTTTTACAACGAGAGTTACAATCACTTAAAAAATTAATCAATTTTCAAAATAGTGTTCGATATATATGTGATTTTTCATGCTTAGATGACAAAGATAGATGGATTAAGAAAATAACTAAAGACATTAAATTTTGTAAAAATGTAAAACAAAATAAGCATCAACTACATTTTATAGTAATGGAATATATAGAAAATGGAGATTTGCATGAAGATTTCTTTGATAAAAATCCACCCAGGGTAGAAATTTTATCTGTATTTTTACAGATTGCGTTAGCTATTGCTATTCTTGGATTTGAATATAAAATATATCATGGTGATTTGCATTCAGGAAATATATTATTAGATCATACTGATCAAGAATTTATTACCTATAATGTTCTGGGTAAATCATATAATATAAAAACATATGGATATTTACCAAAGTTAGCAGATTATGGAAGAAGTGGCACATATGATAGTAGAATAACACATAAAGATATATTGGAAGATATATATATGATTTTTACATCGATGAGTACATGGATTAAAGATATTGAATATAAAAATTATATAAAAGACAAATTGCTAATACAAACATCAAACTTTCATAAATTTATGAAAATATTTATTTAATAATAAAAACATATAATATATAAATGGACATAGAACTGTTAAATCACACATATTTAGCATTAGTGAATTGTACATATGGAAAAGAAACTATAGAAAATGTTTTATTACAACTAAATGATTTTGAAAAAGCTCTTAAAAAAATTAAAAATACTGCACAATTTATACAAGATTATTATAACATATTATGCACAATTCAATATAATTTATATGCAATTATATCTGATAATAGATATACAAGCCACAAAGATGAATTACTAGATTATAGAAATAGAATATTTTTAAGCAAATTAAATACTTTAAAACCAGAAAACATTATGCGCAAAGTTACAGATATTTTTAATGATTTTATTAAAGGAATCACGTGGTTTGATAATGAAAAAGTATTTAGCGCAGAAACACCTGCATATCATCGACATGGTTCTTGTCCTGAACGTGGAAATCATAACGAGAATTGCAATGATACTTCTGTAGATAATTTATTAAAAGCAGAACGTCTAGAAAAATGTTATATCGAACGTTTAATATATAATGATTTATGGG